ACATCAACGTGAGTTGACGTATTGCGAAGATGGAATCCACGTCGGGATACTCAAGCAACATGGCAGTACCACGATCGAACACACGTTCCAGGAAACCTCCTAGAAATAGGGGGAGACCACCACTTCTGGCAAAACCAGAAAAGTGGCAGGGATCCACCTTCCCACTGTCAAGAGCTTCTTCGAAGTCCTTGGCAAACTTGGGAAGAGTAATAGTTAGAAAACTATTACCCTCGTGTTCGACGCGCCTCTGGAGCTTTTTAAAGTCCAGAGTGGTGCTAGTGTGACACCAGGCTCCCAATTCATCGGAAGCCTCTTTCCAGAGAGCCATCAGGCTTTTCAACGTGGCCGTCCTTTCGGGGCGGTTCGCGTTCCGTAGCCTCAAAACCCTCAAACAATGTTCATGCCTTCGACAATCTGATCCGGCAAAGAAGCAGGGTCAACTGTCAAAGTGACGGAGATTGTGAGCCCAATCATGAGCCCAGTCACCATCTGCATGAGCATTGCGAATGTGCGTGACCATTCTGGTCGAGGTTGGTTAGACCTCTTGTCACCGTGTTTCTTAGGTGACACCAGATTAGTTTTCTCCACCCAGAAGCTGGGTGGCACGCGCTCCCGAGGATGCAGTGAGGTACGCCGTCAAGGCGTCCACAATCTGCTTCGCCTCAGCGACAGTGTAACCGACATCCGGAAAATCCGTGACGAGGTACACAGCGCCGTTGAGACGAACGTTCACGCCCGCCATAAGCGGGTCTGAAGCGATCTTCGCGTGATCAAGGCGGATCATACGACGAGCCCTGCCCTTCCCTTACGTGTGGGAAACGGCGAGCTTGACCGTAGCTTCATCCTTCTGGAAGACGCCAGCATTCTTCTCCGTGGAAACACGAGGAAGAGTCTGAGCAACCGCGTTGATCGTAACACTCTGAGGGTCGGCGAATGCCATGAGGCAACTCTCTTTCAAGTTGACGACGGGAGACCATCCCCCGTCGACGTGGTGGTGAGTTCTGACAGCAGATAGCTGCCAGTGCAACCTCAGGTCCTGGAAAGGCCCAAAGCTGCAAGGATGGCGACCCTTTTAGGCGTGAAGCTTGAAGGGTCGACGCCAAATCCGAACGGTGTTGCTGCCAAGCGCATCTTCCATTCATCAGTGATGATGCGTGAAGATACGCAGGATTTACCAGACTTGGTAAATTTGGCACTGGTTATGCGGTTCACGCGAGCGTGATCCATAACATAACCATACTGCATCACCAGGCCATCTTTTCCTAAATTGGAGATATTAGTCATAATATCTCCAGTATTGGAAAACCAGTCGATGGCCCACGACCAGGGTGCGATATTCCAAAGAGTTTCGGGGTCTACATTGACCCCGAGGAGGTGATCCGCCATGGATCGCCACTCCTGGAATTTAGCGAGCTGCGTACTTCCTGTTGGAATGTAGTACCGGAAGGCACCACTAAACC